TCTTTTAATATCATTCGTATAATTTAATTTAAAATCATCATTTTCTTGGCCTAAAAGTTGGGCTAACCCATATAATTGATCTATATTGCAAGTATCTATATCAGAATGATTTATATTAAAATTAGATATTTTTTCATATGCTAAAACGCCTAAATCATTTCTTTTTTCTTCTCCAAATATAGTTTTAAAGAAATTATCAAACAAGAAATCGCTTTCTTTCATAACGGGCATACCCGAACTATTTTTTATATAATCCGACAGATTGAATTTTTCTTTATTTTTATAGAAATCATAAGGATTGTCTTTATAAAAATTTAAAGATCTGCTTTCACCTTCAATATATATAGCCGACATACCATGAATAGGTCTATCAAAAAGGTAATCTACGTGTTGATTAACATATTTATTTAACCATTTAAATCCAGTAAAGTCTCCATTGGCTTTTAATGAATAACTGATTTGTCTTTCTTCGGTTACAATTTCTCCTTGGTGGTTTATCCAAAAATTAACGCCTTTTCTTAATGCTACTGGTAATTTTTCTACATATTTCATTGTCGTGGAATCATAAACGTATATATAATTCTCTAATGTATTTAAAACATATACATAATCTCTAATATCTACAGCTATACCATCAAATATTGTATAATCTGCATTTCTTTCTGACACATCATACCATTCTTTTGCATCATATGGTGATTCTAAGTTCTCATAATCATAACTCAACCATGTTCTAATATTAAACCCAGTATTGTTTTCAATTTTAGCCATTCCATTATAATCATGTAGATACCATAAATTTTGATATTGATCCAATGTTATATGTGTGACGCTAGGAAGATTCCTATATGAGCTTAATACCACTCCTTCAGAATTTCTTTTTTCTATAAAAGTTGCCGATAAACTAGTATTAAAATATCCACTTCTCGTTTCTACCCCTTTTACCCAAAAATCACCCTGAGAATCGCAAACTAATTCTTGTAATGAAGTAAAAGCAGGTAGTCCTATACATTTTAATAAATTTCCGTCCGTATCGTATTTTATTAAAAAACTACTTAATGGATTAGAATAAGTAACCCAAATATTATCATCTATATCAGTATCAAGTAATGTGGGTTCTATTAAATTTTGATCGGGGAAACTATTAATAGCCTGTCTTAACTGAAATGTTTCGGATGTGGATAAATTGACATATCCGGTTTCATGTAAAGGGTGAATAGCAAATAAAAAATTTCCACTTTTATCGAATTTTAACGTCGAAACTGTGTCGTATAGAGTAACCCAAAAATCTTTTTTACCGTTTAGAACTATTGATGATGGTGTAGTTTGATATTCTACTAAATAACCCAACTGTTCCCTCTCGACTACTTCATTTATATCTATAGTTTTTAAAATTTTACCGTTTATGTTAGACACGGCATATAAATTATTTAATTCCGAATCTAATGCCCAAGAATAACAATACGGAAATGGTAAAATAGCAAAATGATCTATACCATGAAAACCTGATAGATACATATTAGGTGTTACTTCTAAATTTTCTTCGGTTAAAATTGGCATTTCATACGTTTGAACCTGCACATAGTTCGTAGAATTCTTACATTCATTCAATTCTCCCGTATATATGAGTTTAGAAATGGTTCCGGCTGTTGGATTAGATACCCAAATATAAGGATTGTTGTAAAAAACTTTAAAATCTTTTGGCAAAGTAATTTCGGCGGTAGCTTTAAACGTTGATGTAAAATCTTCATTAGAATCAATTTTTACAATTCCTTTATAATAACCAGAATCATAAAAACCGTCACCGTCTTTAAAACGAAAATTTAAAGCTGACGGTGTGAAATTTAAACTTTTATCATCTAAATCAACATATAATTTATTTTCATCTGCATCGATAGGGTAATTTTTATCGAAATAAGTCCTGTTTGGTTGATTTACTAGTTCATAATCAGAATCAAAACAAAAATCAGAAAAATTTGTTTTATCTTCCACATTAATAAATAAAGGAATTTTAGCATCTATCCATTTTGGATTAGTAAAATCTGATATAGCATTTTCAGATATTCTTAATTTATCGGGTATTGGTATAAAGGTTATATATGGTATACAATCATAGGCTAGACTGTTGGCAAAACCCGGTACAACCGCTTGTGTTTCATCATAGTCAGATTTAACAGGTATTGCGCTTGTTTGTAATGTTGCTATAATTGTTGTAATAGGAATTCTATTTTGATAATTGTTAAAATTGAATAAATCATCTACGAAGAAGAATTCTGCTTTTCCTGTTACTCCCACAACTGTTCCGTTTGGATCTAAATTTCCATCGCCATCGATTCTAATTAGGGTATCTTCCGTTTTTATATCCTCTATAACATTACCATCAAAATTTAAAAATCTCCATTCGGGTTTAACAAATCCCCACTTAGAAGCATTTTCTTGATATTTATAAGATTTTGAATACATCGCCGCTAAATCTACATAATGCGGTCCTGTATCTTTAGACGCTATATGTACTCTAAATGGATATTGTGGGGAATAATATCCAGACCATGTAGCTGGTTGAATTTGGTCAAAGTATATAAATTCATTTGCATAAGGGACAACTTTTATTGACAATGAGGCTGATAAAATTCCTGTTTGAGTATAAAGTATAACTTTAGGAGCATATGTTCCGTCGAAAAAATATTTATGTTTTACTTCTAATAATTGATCTTGTGTATTACCGTCATCAAACAACCATTTGATATTTTGGATTTGGTTTATATCGTTAGGAACAATATTAAACACAAATTCGGTGGCTTTTTCATATCCAGATAATCTATTTACAAATAAATCAAAGGTTAAAATTGGTGGTGGTGTTGGTGTTAATGTAGGTGTTGGAGTCGGTGTTGGTGTTCTGGTTGGTGTATTTGTCGGTGTAGGTGTATTTGTCGGAACAGGTGTGTTTGTTGGTGTTCTGGTTGGTGTATTAGTAGGAGTGCGAGTTGGTGTTGGTGACGGTGTTATTGTTGGGGTGGGTGTAATCGTTGGGGTGGGTGTAATCGTTGGGGTATTTGTTGGTATGGGGGTTGTCGTTGCTGTAGATGTAGGTGTAGGAGTATTTGTAGGTGTAGGAGTATTTGTAGGTGTGGGAGTATTTGTTGGCGTTAGTGTAATATTATTACAATTAGTTTGAGATATTAATAAAATATTTGATGCTGTGTTATATTGTAAATCGTTTAATAATAAACTTGACCATGGTAAAAAAATACATTCACCCCAAACCAAAGAATTTATAGTTGTTTTACTAAAAGCTATATTTTCATTTGGTTTGGACCCGCCGTACATATAAGAAACAAGAGTCCACGTTCCGGTAATGTTGTTTCTTCTTATTATCCAATCGTTATTTAAAAAAGAATAACCATATGTATAAGATTTAAAAGACCCTAAAATATTTGGATCTGAATCTACTGATGTTACTGTTACAAATTTATTGTTAGTACCCCAAAAATAACTTTGCCCAACATAATCAGAAAGTTTGTTTCCTCTGTTGGCGTTTTCTATAGTATTTCCTATATTATTATTTGTTACATATTCGTTAACATCATATGCAAAATTATTTAATAATTGTAAATCTGTAATTATTCTACCCATATATATTAAAACCCACTAGATGTTATAATTGATAAATCTTCTACTATATTTATTCTATTTTTAATATTTGATAGATTGTTGAATATTGGATATTGGAAATCTTCCAATATAAAATTTTGACTATATACGTTTGAGTCCAATTCTGGATATATGGAATTCCAACACAATATAGATATCCCTTCTAATTCGGTTCCGGTATCTTCTCGTTTTGTTGTTATATAATCGATACCGTCTATTTGTAATATTTCAGCATTTAATTTATATAAATCAATTTCTTGTCCTATTTTATTTGCAGATTTCGTAAAAAATTTATTAAAAATGTCTTCTATATCAAATAATATAGCAGAAGAGGATCTTTTATTATTGCTTTTTTTATAAACATATAATTTTGTATTTGCTATATCGTTTTGATTGACTTGTCCTATCGACAGATAAAAATCTATAAACATATATATAGGATCGATTAAAACAATATTTGATGTTAGTGGTTTTAAATCTTTTAATTTTACATTTATTAATTCTTTTTGAGGTTCTGTTAAATATACAATATCATCGCTTTTAGGTATAGTATAAACATATATATTGTTAAAATTGCAACTAGTTCCGAAATTTATTTGATTTAATAGAACGCTGTCTTCTAATTGTGGTGTTTTTAAACCAATATTATACAAATATTTTATATAAGTTTTAAGGTATTCTTCATTATTTATAACCCTTGTATCGGCTATAATATTTGAAAAATTTGTTTCTATATAAGTTTCAAAATCATTAGAAGTTATTAATCTATTTTGAAGTCTAAAAAATTTTGGAGCTTTTTCACGAATTTGATCTACGGTTTCTTCTATTTGTGGGGCAGATGAACTAAATTCATTATTAATAACCAAATTAAATATATTTTGAGATGTTAAATATTGTCCCAATTCGGATTTTGTATCGATTAAAATTTTATCGAAATTTATAGAATTATAAGGAATTATTTTTGATATTGCTAATCCATTCGGTCCTATTGTTGTACTAGTAGGATTAATTTGTAAATAATAAATTAAAACTTCATCATTTCTGTTTAATTTTGATCCGTTTATATCATCACCAAATTTTATTTCGTAATTTTTATTTTGATTATATCTAACTTCGTAAACTTCGTCGTTAGTTTTACTCATAAATAAATCATCAACTCTATTCCATACTTCCCAAACTAAACTATTTTCTCGTTTAATATAAACATGTATTTCAAAATGATCTATAGATATAGCATCTGATGTTGAAAGGAATAATATTTCATTGTTTATACCGTTTGCTTTATATATAGGTGTTTCTACAAACTTCCCTTCCTTTAATAAATTTTTGTTTTTTAAATCATCTATAGTTTCGGTTCCATTTAAAAATTTAGAAAATGAAATATCACTCGGAAATGAAAAATTTAAATCGCCTATTCTTAGATAAGAATATCTTGGTATAGTATAACTCCCCGCATTTAGATTATTAACCGTTAAATCATATGTAACCGTTTGTGATAATTTGCCGATTGGTTTATAATTTAATATTTTAATAATTCTGTTCATGTTTTCGTACAATTGCGCTTCGGAAAACATGCTTTCAGATGATGTTTTATTCAAATAATATAAAAGAGTCGAAAAACAATAAGAAATAACATCAATAAACGCTGATAAATTAGAACCTTGATAATTTTGATCTGTAAAAATACCTTCTTTGTTTAAACGATCTATAATTACATCTCTTATACTTTTGCCGTCGAATGTTAAATACGAATCTTTATTAATATAACTTTTTTCAATTAAATCCATATAACTATTTAACCTTTATAAAAAAATTTGACCATTATTTAGTATCCTTAATTCCAACATTTGTTGTTTTTTAATCTTTAAAAGAGTATAATAAATAGAAATTCTATATTCGTTTTCATCCGGTATAGGTAAAACCGATATTTTTAATATTTCGATTCTTGGTTCATATTCCCCTATATTTCTTAATATTTCATCGCCTATCAATCTTGCATAAAATTCATCGACTCTTTCAAATAAATGTTGTTCTAAGGATGCCCCAAACTCAGGATCATATATTTTTTGACCTTTTTTTGTTGTAAATATATTTTTTATAGAATTTCTTATGGCATTTACGTTTTCATCTACTTCCAAATCACCAGCTTGAACTAAAACATTATCATTGATTATTGTTTTTAGTTTTAAGTCTAAATGAAGATCGGTGTATACTGGTTTTTCCTCTGGAAATAATAATTTATCGTATTCTTTACGGTCCAATCCTATTTGCCGAGGTTTTGTTATATTATCTAAACGTATGGTTGCCATTTAAAATAATTATCTAAAAAGAATTAAAGTTGGAGTAAGTAATTAAGAGATGAAAAAATTTAATAAGTTTGACCTTGTTTACGAAAAAGCTTTGGGTGATTTAAATGTTATAAATGAAGAAAATGCTATAGATTCTGCTATGTATTCTAATGGTATAAAAATAGGAGTATGTTTTAGACTAAAACCTAGCTTTTTTACAAAATCTGAAGCTGCTTCGGTAATGGATCAAAGTCAAATCGAAGCTCTTAAAGAATTAAACGGTAGAATGTATGAAAAGTGTCAACATTTTTTTAAAATTAAAACAGACACTAGAGAAGTAACAGGTCCGAATAGTAAAAGTGCAAATGATATTAATTCAACGGGTATAGAATATGGAGCAATTTCAGCGGCAGAAAAGGATAATGCTATGTATAAATTTATGATTCCTTCTACCGATGTTAAACATATAGAAATTTGTGATTGGGGTAACAGTTTACCGCCAATTTTAGCACCTAAAACAAATTATTCTTTTAATGATTCAGAAAGAGGAAAACCAACGCCAGTAAATGATAAAGATTTTGCTGGATTAGGTAATTCTCCGACAAACAGATCATTGCCTACACAAAATACTAAGCTTTAATAATATTTTCGGCTGATAAAAGAAAACAAAAGAAGTTTATTTCGTGATCTACTACAAAATTATCACGAT